GCTTAGAGAAGTATATATCGGTATGCCGATTGTAATGCAGAATGTTGATATTTCAGACGATGTGAAAAAGGAATTTGAAAGATTAAAGAAATGCGGCGTTATGGTACGAGTTGAAAATCAGCCGTCAAAAGTAGAGTGTGTTAGCAATACTATCTTTCAGTTCCCACAGGATGATGAAATCGAGGTATGAGTATGAGATTAAAATGCTTAGGCTCATCGTCAGCCGGAAATTGCTATCTGCTAACTTCCGACAGTGGAGAAACACTTATCCTTGATTGTGGAATACCGA